GATGAACTAAAAAATTGAAGGATTTAAAATCCTGAAAAAGCAAAAACCCCGATGTTGACGCATCGGGGTTTTTTTACAACTTAACCAGAGCAAGATTAAGGAGATATACAATCTATATGAATAATCATACATCAAAATCACAGTTAAAGGTAGATGGTAAAATGAGTGAATCAGGTGCCGATCGTGTCGGATTATTACAAGGTGTAGCTTATATAATTATTGCTCTTTCTGTTCTGATTACAGCAGTTGGAGGTGTACTTTGGCTCTTAAAATAATCTCTAAACTTAAATTTTAAAACCGACCCAATATGAGGTCGGTTTTTTTATGAGGCAATTATGAACACATTAAAATATTGCTCAACACAAGAGGGTTACTCAGCTAGTTTGAAGAGTGGAGTAATCTCCCAAGAATTAGATGGAGGTGCACCACGTTACCGAAGAGCAGTGAAGAACGGGTATCACACTGTCAATGTTCAATGGAAAGTCTTTGATGTTGGGTTTCAATATCTTGATGCGTTCTATAACGTTTGGTGTGAAACACCAGGAGAGATGTTTAATGCTTCACTTCGGGTAAATGGACCAGAGTTCAAGCCCTATAAATGCTTATTTGTTCCAGATAGCTTCCAACTAACGAGCATGCAAGGCCCAGTATATACAGTAACAGCTCAGTTACGAGTTAAGCCGATTGTAGACTCTGATTTAAATTGGTCTATTGTGGATGCTGGCAATGATGGACAAGACTTAGCTTCACTAATTAACCCACTCGAAGAACTGGTAAATGACGATCTCCCAAGAGCCACGGAGGGAATTTAGATGCCTGACTATACATCATTCTTTCTAAATTCTAGCAGCGGTGTTGTGCCTTTAGAATGTGTGGAGATTACTCATCCAGACTTTTCAGCGCCATTCAGATTTGTGAAGAACGATACAGAAGGTGTGACAGTAAAGCATGATACATCAGGTCCAGATATTCCCTACGAATATCAACCTATGTCCATTCAGCGTTCTACCGTCACAAATGACTTGGACCAGAAGTTGAACCTAACAATTGCGGATGTAGACGATGAACTAATTAAATCGGTTGTATCTGCTCGTTTAGGAACTAACTGGAAAGTTCGACCTTCGGTTAGATGGCGATTGTATCGAGATGATGACTTAACAGCACCCATGGTTTCTTTGCAAACTTTAGAGATTGCGACCTTGTCAAAAGATGCTTCAGGAAACTGTACCTTTGATGCGCAAGCACCTGAACTTAACAGTGTAAAGACTGGTGAGATTTACTCATTAGAGCGATTCCCATTGTTGCGGGGCATGATATGAACCTAGACCACCTTCATAACAGAATCTGGGCTAAAGACTACACCTGCAATGAATTCCTGTGTGAAGCATGGAAGGAAGTTACAGGACGAGATCTAAAAAAACGTCTTGAAAGATTTTTAAATGGGAAGGGTAGCTTTAAGAAACTTAAGGATCCCATTTCACCATGCATTGTCTTTTTCACAAATGGCAAAAGAAGCTCAACACATGTTGGGCTTTTTTATTGCGACAAAGTTTTGCATTTAACAGGTCGTGGTGTGCAGTACGTGCCACTTGAGATTATTTCCATGAACTTTCGGGAAACGAGGTTTTATAAATGAGTTTGAAAAAAGTCATCATCGTTCCTGATGTTTATGATCGATCTACATGGTCAGAAGCAGAAGTTGAAGATGTTCTAGCCTATATCTACCAACAGTTTGATGTATGGCCAGAGAATGCAAAAATCTATCACGACCAAATCGCAGAAGCTTGTGATGTTACGCCTAACCACCCAAAAAGAATGAATGCCCAGCTTGAGCACATTCAAACTCTTGAGGGCACTTTTTACGTAGTGATTGAGCCAGCCATTGAGCCATTTACTATATTTATGATCATAACGGCAATTCTGGCGGCTTATAGTGTTTACACTGTTTTGACCATGCCTAAGCCGCAAGCACCAGTAGCAGGCTCATCAAACAATGAATTGGCTCAACGCTCTAACCAAGCACGCTTAAATGGACGCATTCCAGATATTTTTGGTCGAGTTCGTTCTTATCCAGATCTAATCGCGCAGACCTACACCATTTATAAAGATGGTATTGAGATTGAAGAGTGCTTGATGTGTATTGGTCGCGGATACTTCCAAATTTTGGATATGCGAGATGGTGATACGGATGTAGCGAATATTGCTGGTACTTCGGTTTCAGTATACGACCCATTTACGTCAATAGTTGGCACTCCGATTTACCAAGTAGGCGAGGCATTTACTGAATTACCAAAGTTTGTCCGTACTTCTGCCTCTATTAACGGGCAAACAATTGAACTGCCCAACAGTGCCGTGCTCGAGTCTAGTAATGTATGGTTCCAAAGCCCTAACTTAATTAAAGCAACAGGTCTAGACTTTACACAACACTTTGTGGCAAATGACCGTGTTGCATTAAGTGGTGCGGTATATGGTGTGCAAGATGTAAACTTAAGCGGTTCTATCATGGTGAATGAAGACAAGATGGTAATCATTGAGTCATCAACTAATATTGATAATCCAAACTTATTTAAAGGTTTGCAGCTCACTGGAGCGTTAGTTGATATTGTGACTGTATCAGGTACGCCACCAGATGAAGTAACAGAAACAAACACTCGTGATTTATCAGGTCAGTTTATTGTTTCAGGTGTGAATAAGACCGCTATTACAGGTGGTTTTCACTATGAAATTACCTTATCTAATCCTGAAAAAGTAAATGCTAACTGGCAGTATGTTAATGGTAGCTACACCTTAACATCTGGCGCAGTTCTAAATCGAAATTCGAACTCAATAACATTGGACGACACCTACACAATTAACAGCGTAACTGCTGATACAATTGCCTTAGTTAACCCATCGGCAATTAATAATGAGTGGGATAAGCTTCTAACACTGCCTAATCAAAGTACTCAAGGGCAATCTGTATTAGTTCGTTTTGATGCAGTAAGTAATAAGTATGTTGGTTGGTTCAACTTTGACATGCCAGAGGCAACCCAAGCTGTATTTAACTTTTTCTTTCCTAATGGTCTGTTTTACCAAGATAGTAAAGGTGGAGTATGGGAAGAAGGGATTACCGTAGTTATCGAGTTGCAGGCAATTAATAGTGATGGTGATCCGGTTGGTTCTATCACCACGATTAATCAAGAGATTCGGGCTAACAACAAGTCACAGTTCGGAAAAACGATTTATATTGATTTGCCTACTGCTGGCTCATTCCGTTTCCGCTTAAGCCGTACAACTGCTACTCAGGCAGGTAAAACCCAAGACACATGCAAAATTAAGTCTGTGTATGGGATGGCAGACTCCACGATCAGTGATTATGGCAATGTAACTATTGTTCGTTCTCGGACTGTTGCAACTGATGGTGCGTTATCTATCAAAGAACGTAAGCTCAATTGCTTGGTAAATCGTAAACTTCCACTTGATGGAACAGGACCTTTACAGGTCACACGTTCCGCGGGGCAAGCACTGATTAATCTTGCTTTGGATGAGCACATTGGCCGTCGAACCAGTGCAGAAATAGACATTGCTCAAATCAATGCAGAGATTATCAAAGTTAATGACTATTTTGGCTCGGATCTTATGTCTGAGTTCAATTACACCATTGACGATGACAACCTTAGCTTTGAAGAAATTGCAGGAATGGTAGCAAGTTCAGCATTTTGTGAGCCGTACCGGTTTGGGAGTCTCACCCGCCTCAAGTTTGAGCAGCCTCAAGAAAACGCTGTCTTGCTTTTCAATCATCGAAATAAGGTGCCTTTAACAGAAAAGCGTTCTTATACATTTGGTGTGCAGAAAGACTATGACGGAGTAGAGCTTGAATACACTTCTGATGTCGACGATGCACGTGTTAAGTACATCATTCCGGAAGACATCACGCCTAAGAATCCTTTGAAGATTACTACCACGGGTATTCGTAATGAAGCTCAAGCCAAAGCACGAGCGTGGCGTGAGTGGAATAAGCTTCGCTACAAGTACATGTCTTGTGAGGTTGAAGTTCTAGACGAGTCGGAACTACTGATCAGAAATGATCGAATTTTGATTGCAGACAATACAATTGTAGATACTCAGGACGGTGAGATTGAATCTGTAGATGGCCTGATTATCCAAACATCTCAACCATGCACTTTTGACGTAGATAGTGATTACTTTATTCACTTGCAGATATCAAATGCCACTGTTGATGTAGTGCCATGTACAGCAGGTATTGATAAATACCATGTAGTGCTTAGCCGTCCACCAGTACAACCGCTTGTTGTAAGCGACGATCGATACGTCAAAACACTCTACACATTAGTACGAGCAGATCAAACTGAAGCTCAGGCATTCATGCTTGAAGAACTTACTCCTCAAACTCAAATGACCAACACGCTGAAAGCATCTAACTACGATGCCCGATTCTATGAGCGTGACCATGACTTTATTTAACTAATTAACAGAAATCTGAGCCCCTTAATCGGGGCTTTTTTTATGCTTGGAGAAAAGTAATGGCTAGTGAAATCATTACTCGGCAAGAACTTGTGGATGCGAAAGCAGATGCTGGAAGCTTAGAAAAATTCATTAGTGGTACTGAATTTGAAGATGTCTTAACAAGACTTGGAATGCAGTATCCAACTTTAGCAAAAGCTGTTTTGCTTATTCATCAACTTGGTGAGAGTAAGATAGATGATGTATTAAACGATCTCAAAATTAGATATCTTGCGCTATCTGTAAGAGGCAACTGGGCATCTAACACACTATATAATCTTAAAGATTTAGTATTTGTTGATAATATTACCTATATATGTCTCAGTGCTCATACTTCGTCTACTAACTTTCAAAATGATCTTGCTGCTGGGAAGTGGGCTGTATACCAAGGGGCAACTCAAGTTGATCTTCAAGAGTATGTGCAATTAAAAAATGACTTCCCGCCAATTCTAGG